CTCCGGACCAATCTACATCTTTAACAAATGCATTTTTTAAAGTCCACTCTTCTCTGATGAAGGGCCCAACAGGGGGCCCGACAACATTACCTGGGTCGACGACGACGGGAGAAATACCGGCTCGATGGCCACCGTCTAATTGTCTGATCACCACATCACCAAGAGTAGCCACTGCTGAAGTTTTGGTAAATCCTATTAATGAATTTGTAAAATTAGTAGGAAGGTCGTAACCGTTATTCAAGAGAACATTCCAAAAAACACTACCTATGTTCGGCTCAAAAGCATCAACTAGTGTCACACTAAGATCCTGCCATTGAACAATGCCGGGATATTTGAATTCATGATTCATAAATTGATGTTTCGTGGGAGTTGAGGTAAATTTGGGCTTCGAAGCGCTTTTTGCCATGAAAACCAAATCATTACCAAGATGTTTAAAACTTACAGTCCACCGATGTTTTCTCTTAGGCTCGAATCCACCTGGTCCTGAATCTGAAAAAAATGGCATTATTTTATTTCTCCCTTGTCTACTATAAATAGTGTTTTATTTAAATTTTTATTTTTAATCATCAAAAGAAGCGCCACTTCTGGTAATAATGAAATCAAGTGCTATAAACTCAATAGCTCTTGCGGGCTTCAAGTAAATCTTTGCATACAAAATATTTCTGTCAACCAAATCTGGAGTTGTAGTTGTATCGTCAAGCACAACCCTAAAGTCTGTAAGACCTAGGCCGGCTTTTACACCATCCAAGAAAGGTACAACCTGGCCAGTGAATTTATCCCACGTGGCTGTAACATTTTGGTCAAAGAGAATTCTGGATGCAATGTGAGATATCTCTTTCTTGAGATAAATAAGTAATCTTCTCACATTAATCCTATCCAGAGCAGAACGTGTTACTTGCATTGTCTTTTGACCGAAGATAACAATTCCCTCGGCGGGGAAGCTGGCGATGGGATTAATATTTGCATCGTAAAGCTTATCTCTTTGAGCTGAAGTAAGACGCTCTCTTACGCCAATTACTGGTAGTCCTGCAGAACCTTCACTTAAACCGCCGCGTGTAAACCCAGCTGGTGCAAACCAAACTGCTGATTTTCTTTGAGAGCTTGAAAAGGTTCCAAGTGCTACCACAGAAGGTGGAACGTGCAATACAGCATTGTTAACATTATCTTTAACACGAACCCATGGATAGAAAGTACACCCATAACTTGAATTAATTGCTAAATCTTTCATGTTTGCAACAGTAGTATCGACATCGCCTACTCTTTCTTCTTCTGTATCAGTATTTTCATGTCTCGGGCTATATCCACCCTCGATATCAACAACAGCCAAAGCATCAGCGCGATCTTCACAAGTATTGATTAGCGAAGTTACTAGTTTGGGATTGGTGATACCAGGAAGAGTTGCAACATCAAATTCTGTAAATTCATTATCTGATAAGATATCAATTGCCTTCTTCATTGAATAATAAGCATAATTAGTATTATCTGTGGGGGCAGTATCAGACGCAAGGCCAATGTACCCATTGCGGAAAGGATCTGCCTCTGTTACGTCCAAGCCGTCGCAACCGCCGAACATAGGCGACGTAAAACGATTCCAATCTCTGCTCAATACTTCTTCAGAAGAATTTGTTGCAGTTATAGAATTTCCAGCTGCTCTTGAGCCACTAACCCAAGCTGCTTTTGACGAATCGCCGGCAACTTCTACCAAATCATCTAAAGTGAACACCCAAGAAAACTGAGTTTCCAGATCATCGGTGCTTCCGACAACACCGTCTGGCTGACCTCTGAGAAGATCTAAATTGGTTTTATCAAAGAACCTAGTATCTTCTAGAGCTGATTGGTAGCCAAAGTAAGCACGAGTTTGCATAACTAGATCACCCTCGGAGGAAGAAACTCTAAGTCTGGTAGTTGGCCAGTTTAAGCTACATGTAATGGCAGCACCCCCTACGTGGGCTAATACGTCAGCAGGAAAGGCGTCACCCAAAGAAGCGCTAGGGAGACTTCCGCTGCCAACAATCCATGGGTCGACAGCGGTACCGGTGGCGCCCAATATGGTGGTGGCCGTTGAGCCGCTCAGAAGTTGAAGAGATCTCGGCACTCGGGGGCCGTGAACACCATATGGTAGAAGACCAGAAGCATCATCATCAACAATATCCTTGCACTCAACACGAACATATTTAGATCTATTTGGCCAATCTCCATGCTCAGTAATAGTTTTGGTATTTTCGCTATAAGTATATGATCGATCACCAATTACTTTTTTGATATATCCAGTGGAGGTTGGATCTAGATTAAGTCCGCTGAAACGCTCTAAAATAACAGGATTGCTATCTGAATCGGCAGCTGCTCTAACAACTACGCTAAAAGTACCATACTTATTATAATTATCAGTTGGAACTTTTATATCTTGAATAGAAATTTTAAAATCTCTATTTGCCTGCTCACCGCTATCGTGAGATCTAAATCTAAATAAATCCTCCGTATGAGCGGAAGTAGGATCAAAACTTTGTGTGAGATTACCTCTGGTGTCTTGAGAGAAAAACCAGCCAGTCCTAGCAGCATTATCGACAGAAGATTGCAGGCGATCAGCCCAATCGACGGCCCAATCAGTACCTTGCAGACCAAGAATTACACCGTAGAATGCGGTGCCTGAGTATGGGGTACCAGTAACAGTCATGTCATTCAAGACATTTGAATCAAAAGATTCACCTAGCCAATAATTCACAGAATCTGATGTTATCTCATCATTTGTTTTGGTTGGGTCAGTGTTGAATACCTTTCTAATATACAAGTCACTGTCTTTATCAAAATTAAAAGTTGCAGCTTTTGTTGTGTCGGCGTCGCCGTCAGTTACAACTGCTGTAAATTGTTGATTCGTCGATTTAATTAGACGGGCGCAAGAGACTTGATTGGCTCCGTCGCGGTCTTCTCCATCAAGAGCGACGGCTCCATTTTGTACATACCAGATAGCCCCAAGTGTACCTGTGACAGCGGGACCTGATCCACCTGTCATCGAAACTAAAGTTTGTACTACAGTATCGGCGGTGTTATCCCACGTAATAGTGTCACCACCTACGCCTGGAGTGACAGCTGTTATAGTTATTGCATCAGGAGCAACGAGAGAAGCAGTAATACCAATGATACCATCGGCAGTGGTCGACTCGTGGTCGCCGCCGCCGAGACCATACCTGACAGCATAGTCGACAGCCGGGTTGTCCTGATCGGTACCGTTAATGGCGTTAACAACAGTTTGAGCAACTTTAATGTCAGATGCATCATCATGAATATATATATCAGTAGTGGCGCCCGGGCCAGTGATAAAGCCACCAGTATTCACAAGCTTTATATGAATATTATTACCAGATCCCCCATATGTGATCGGTATGTTCACAAAAAAATCGCAAGCGCTGCCGTCGGGCACGCCGCCGGCGTTGAGGGAGAGATCGAGAATTTCTGTGCCAACAGCGGGGGTTCCGCCCGAAAGACCGTCTGGGTCTGGCATGACAAATAAACCATAAGCTCCCCCAGATTCAGCAATATCTTGTTCGCCAGTAGTAGTATTAAGCTTCTCTGTTCTCCAGCCTGCCTGGGCGCGGGGGAAGTTGTCAAAACTCGTTTCAACAGCAACTGGGTGATCACCCAAAACTCGGAAAACTGTGCAAGGAGAATTATTTCGCAACCATGCTTGAACTGCATATGCAGCATAAGTTGGCGCAGTTAAAGCTCCCGTACGCCAGATATCGCCAGCTGGATTTCCAGCTGATGGGCGTCCAAATAATTGAACGAACTCTTTGAATGACTCTACTTTGACCGGGCGATTGGCGGGACCTTTTGCAAAACGTCCAACAATTACTGGGCCCATTCGCTCCGGAAGCGGTGGTAAAGCGGATTCATCAATTTCATCGATAAAAATACCGGGTGAAATAAATTTAAATTTGTCGACTGACATGTTTGTAGCTCCCCTGGGTGATCTCTAGTTTAAACTAAAATAAAATACACATTTTCATAATTAAATAGTCTTGGCTGGCTGGAAACTCCTTTAAAATCTAAATTCTCCATCTTCGTCTCCAATGATGATTCGCTCCCTAGCAAAGCGTATTTGCACAGCATTTTCCCTTCTTACAGTTCTGCGCTGAATTTGGTTTTTGCCGTCGCCAATAAGATACCCTAAAACATTGATAGTTAATTTCGTTTCATACTTACGCTCATTCTGCTCATAAGAGGAGACATTGTTGGCTAACGCCAGGTCTCCCTCTATAAAAGCTTCATAATTATTATAGTTGTGACTAATCATAATTCTCTTATGAGCATGGGCCCTACGAATGAAGGGCA